TACATTTTCGCCACTCCTTCTCATTGAGAAGGTCTGTAAGTTCCATTAGATTTTCTTAGGGGCTGCCTTCTTGGCTGCAATCTTCTTTGGGCTTGCACCAAAGGCTGCATCAATTTCATCCTTGGTCAATACACCGTCGATGCTTGCCTTGGCAAGACCTTCAGCAACCTTGAAAATTGAGACTGCACCAGCAATCAACGCTGACTTCCAGACTTCCAAGTCGGGGGCGATAACAGCAGCACCAGTGACAACGCCGAGGGCGTTAGTCAAAAACAGCGCAACAATACGGCCAGCAATATCTTTTGCCTTATTCATCATTCTCCTTGAAGTAAACACCGAGTAGGTGTATGAGTATTGCGATAAAAGTAATCCCCCAACCCAATGTCTTAGTTTGACCAGACAACGTAATAAGCACCATTCCAGTGCCGGCTAGTGTCCAAGTCAATGCATGGATTTCGGAAAGAATCTTCTTCACACCATTAGGTGCATTCGTTACGGTCTGCGGGTACCTGCAGCAGCAATGGCTGCGCCAGCAGCAACAGCAATAAGGGTTCTACGGGTACTTACGGGGATGTTGCTACCAAGTGGAACGTAGTTGTCAAAGCCTGGGCTAAAGATGTTGATTTCCTCTTCGAAGGCTTCACGAACCTCGGCTGGTGCATCCTGCACAGCCTCTACGATGGCTTGTGCCTCCTCTGTTGACAGATTGTCTACCTCAATGGCCTCGAACACAGCAGTAGCCTCTTCAGACGAAAGGGATGCCACCACTTCTGCGCTTTGGGCTACAGCCACAGCCAGTTCTTCGCTAACTTCCATACCTTCCTCAATTGACTCAATGGCGGTCAACAACTCCTCATCGTTGAGTTCCTCAACTGGGGTTTCCTCTGTTACCTCATCAGGTAACACCTCTATGGGAGTAGTATCATCTGGTAGCACAGGGGTAGTATCGTCCACCAGTTCATCGACAAACGGTAGGGTATCTTCTATCTCAACAGTAGGGTCTGTGTCTGGAGGTTCCAATGGGATTGTTTCTTCAACTACTTCTTCAGGCTCTTGGATGGGTTCCGTATCTTCTGTGGTTGGCTCTTCTATGGGTTCAGGCTCAACCACTACAGGTGGTTGCGCTACTGGTGGGGATACGTATTCTGTGGTGGTTGTGGTTTCAACGGACGTCGAGGTTTGAACCGTCAACGAAGTTGTAGTAACCAGTTCGCTCGACGTAGTTGACTCTGGAAGCGTCGTAGTAATTGGGTCCGTGACAGGCACAGTCTCTGTCGGAACAGTAGTAGTACTGGTCGTTGTCTGTGGTGTGGATGTTGTTGTAAATGCCCATTCAGGTACTATCTCCCAATCGTTGTTGTCAATCTTCCATGCAAGCATTACGCAGGAACCCCCGCCATGCTCGTACATCCACAACTCTAGGGGCTGACTGCCAGCCTCAATAGTCAGGTTCCCTGACATTGTGGCCGAACAACCTTGGTCTTGCCAAAGACCAAAGGTGTTATCGCCAATGGTTATTTCCCCACCATCATCTGATGCTAGAAAGAACTCGATTGTATCGTGTTCTGGAATCGCAATGAATCCAGTCATGTGAACCATAAACAAATCACCCGTGCAGTCCTCATACGGTTCACCGTCATACGAACGGTTAATGTTGTTCTCTAGTTCGCTTCCACATTCTTCGTATTCGGTTGTTGATTGAAGTGGTGGCACCTCGTCAATTACGTAGTACGTAGTGTTTAAGCCCTGGATGGGTTGAGCATTACTGACCGTACTGAATAATGCAAGTATTGCTACTGGAGCAAATATTAACCAACGGGAATAACGCATTTTAATTTGTTAAATTAAAAGATATTGAAATTCGTTCTTGTTTGCTCCTGTTAACACCCACATCATGTGGCATCCAAGATGGAAATAAAAACAACCTATTCTCTACAGGTTCATACCATCTTTCCAGTATTGAATGAGGAGCGTTTGAGTTGGAAATTGTATTTCCAGTCCCAAGTGATTTTATTGCGTATGCCTCTGCTTGATTTCTGTAAAAATTAATTGCCCCGCAATCTTCATCTTGCGGAATATTAACATAGAAAACACCAGACAAAACAGATGATGGATGTGTATGTATTGAATTATATGCGCCATACCCGTTAATGTTTATCCAAAAGTTTTTTGTACTCAATGAACCTGCTAATGGTTCATAGGTTGAATATGCAATATTTGCATGTTCTTCAACAGATAAAAACAATTTGTAAAGTTCTTCGTTTTTATTTATTTCAACCTGTGTGTCAATATCTTTTGATTGAAAAGAATTAATACCACGATTACTAAGATTTCTTGTATCCGTTGTATCACGAATATTCAAACAATATTCATGTATTTTTTTCAGATTGATTTGTAAATCTATGCACCAAACTGGAGAAGGAAAAAGATATTCGCAAACCAATTCATTGAACATTTTGCCCTTATTCTGTAGTGTTGGATGGTAAAACCCATCCTAGCAAACCCTCGTCCCATACATATGACGTATCGGCATCCGGATGAGGAACTGGTGGTTCCCATTCAGTTGTTTCTTCATTGAGAATCCAAGAAGGAAAAAGTTTTTCGGAAATGAAGATGTCCTTATCTGGGTGATAGGTAAAACCTATTCCTGCTAAACGCTTTCTAATTCTTCCGTTTACAGACGTTTGAATCCAGTTTCCACCAAATAAATTTTGGCAAAAAGCAATACCAAGCGCTTCTACTTCTTGACCATTTTCATCTAAGCATTCGTTGTCATGAACACGAATAACACGAAGAACAATGTTGTTGTCGTCTAATTCAGCAAAATTGGCCATTAAAAAGTAATACTCCCCGAACCATTCCATTGATAAATTCGATAACCACCAGAAATTGTTATTGTTGGTGAGCCAGTTGTTGCCGAGGCGGCATTAAAAGTATCTGGGTAGCGAATTGCAACGTACCCAGTTCCACCAGTTCCTCCAGCATAAGACCAAAATCCATCGCTACCGCCACCGCCTCCACCAGGAGATGCACCGCCACCTCCAACGCTTGCTGCGCCTTGCGTTCCACCAGTTCCGCCACCAGCACGAGTTACAGCACTGCCAGTGATTGAGTTGCTCAATCCAGAACCACCTGCACCACCTGTACCAGAGGTGGCAGTAGTTCCACCGCCTCCAGCACCACCTCCGCCAGAACCACCTTTACCCCAGTCTCCGTGTGCTCCACCACCACCGTATCCGAATGAACCTTGTCCAGCAGCACCACCACCAGAAGCACCACCATATACGGAACCACCGCCAGCACCGCCGCCGTTTACAGAAATTGAACTAAATGCGGAACTGTTACCAACGGCTCCAGGGTAGCCTCCGCCACCACCGCCTCCACCAGTTCCGACAGTAACGGTTAATGCGGTTCCAGAAGCAACAGCGAGAGCAGATGCCGCAGAACTTCCACCGCCCTGAGTTGCGCCTACAACAGAAGTACGATAACCACCAGCACCACCTCCACCACCGTTTCCGTTGGCGTAGTATTGCCCACCTCCTCCGCCCCCACCGCCTCCAATTACCAAATATTCAACGGTTTCTGGTGTGGTTGCACCACCACCACCACGCCAATAGCCATCAGCCTGATTGGTGTTACCACGGCGACTGCGTGGTGCCAAAGCACCACCGCTAACCAATGTACCACCTGAAGTGTTACGTGAAATCTTGGACATCTAAGATGACCTTACGCTGTAATGCGGTTGACGTACCCAAAAATGTTAATAGCACTAGTTGTTGCAGCGAAAGCAGCAATAACCAACGGAGTGGCGTTACCCTTAAGAATCAGACCAGGGACTATCAAATACAGACCGTTTTCTGCTTTTACGGTGAACTCAATAATGTCGCCACCTGCGGTTGCGCCACCCCACTCAATTGTGAGTTTGCGGTCTGTGGAGTCATAGTTGGTTGCATACAGCCAAACTTCGTCAATCGTGTTGGCGTTGTTAAACCCAGTGTGAACTGTTTTGCCTGGTGTTGCGGAATCATCGATGTGGATGCCACGACCGTCTGTTGAACCGCTGAGTGGGATTTTTGTAAAAGTTGCCATATATGTTCTCCTAAGTCGTTACCTAAATAGTAAATATATCTTGTTCAACCGTATCGTAACGGTTAAATACCTGTAGTTCTAGCCACTCCTCAAAGTCATCGTAATCAAAGTTCTCAATGTCAAACTGAATTGGAAAAATGTCTACAAAGTAACTATTGGCCAAGTCACCCAAGGTTGTGCCAGTAGCACCCTCGTCAACATAAAACTGATACTCCAAGGTTCCACGGTACTGCAAGCCTTTTTCAGACCAAAACGCATACAACAAGTCACCAAGGGTCTGACCAGAATCTGGGTATGAAACAGAAAGGGCTTCAAACATCGCATCGTTAGTTGTTGTCATCGTCCTCCCATTTCAAATCGTAGACCTTTATGCCGTAATCGATACCGCACGTTGGACAAACCCAGTTAGTCAACTTTGGAGGGTACTCCTCGCCACATGTGGTGCATTCTTCCAAAATCAAACGACTACCTTCAACTGTGAACGACTTGCCTTCTCACGCTCAGCCACAGCTGCAATCAAAGAGTCCAACTCAGCGTCGGTAAGTTCCGTCGCTTTCTTATTAGAGCTAATCGTTACGGAAGGCGGTGCCATCCGATTCGTAGCCTTCAAATACAATTCAGCAGATTTGGTATCACCTTCCAGAGCCTTGTTGTACAAGTTGTCCAGCAAACGCTGTGTGCGCTCAGGAGAACCCTGAAACTCATCAACCTGCTGCTTCCACTGGGAACGAAAGACTTCCTTCTTCTCCCAACGACGAAGGGTCGATATATCAACAACGTGCTCTACCGCATACTTGGCTTTAGAAGCTGGCACACGCTCCGACGGAGCGGTGCACAACCAATCCAGGTACCTCTGCTGAGGAGCAGAAAGAGTAAGTTCCTCGTTTTGTTTCATTGACCGTAGGGTTTAATTTTTGGTTTCTTGTTCCTGGGCGGACCTTTTGGTCGCCTAGGCAAATCAGTTGAAATTTTTGCCCCTGTTTTCCCATCTCGTTTAGGGTTTGGGAGTGGCTCTGCTCTTCGTGGTTTCATACAACTAAAGCAATTCGTTACACTACTCTCAGTGAATGTGCAACCACTCTCTGCTAGGTAACGAACTAATGTAACAGTAGCAGGGGGGAGCGGAACCCTGATAGCGACCCAAGAGCGGAACAAACTGCCCCTAGTAAGAGATACGCAATCACCTGCGGTGATTGCTGTAGCACAGAATTGAGGAACAATGGCAAAGCAAGGACCATGCTGGGAAGGGTACGTACAAAAGGGAATGAAAAAACTCGGAAACAAAATGGTTCCCAACTGTGTACCAGCACCAAAAGCAAATAAGAAAGTTAAGAAACGGTAATGGCCAAAACACCTGCATGGACACGCAAAGAAGGAAAGAACCCCAAAGGGGGTCTTAACGCCAAAGGTCGAGCCTCGTACACCAAAGGAACCCTAAAGCCACCAGTCTCCGCTAAACAAGCTGCCAAATCACCCAAATCTGCTGCACGTCGCAAATCATTCTGTGCCCGAATGGGTGGAATGCCTGGACCAATGAAGAAACCAAACGGCAAGCCAACCCGCAAGGCGTTGGCACTAAGAAAGTGGGATTGCTAATGGCAACCAAAAAAACCAAATCCAAAGTAAACGCTGCTGGCAACTACACCAAGCCAGGAATGCGAGCAGGACTCTTCAAAAAAATTAAAGCAGGAACAAAAGGTGGAGACCCAGGAGAATGGTCAGCCCGTAAGGCCCAGTTGCTTGCCAGCCAATACAAAAAAGCTGGCGGAGGATACAAGTAATGGCTCTTGCCAAACCTCAACAGTCACTAAAAAGCTGGACAAACCAAAAATGGAAGACATCTGACGGAAAACCGTCCAAAGGTAAAAAACGTTATCTTCCAGAAGCCGCTTGGAATGCTTTAACTCCTGCAGAAAAAGCAGCCACAAACAGGGCTAAGTCCAAAGGCAACAAAGCAGGCAGGCAATTCGTTAAACAGCCACCCAAGATTGCACAGAAGACCAAAAACTACAGATAGTTCTCATATTATTTTTAATTAAGGTACCCTATTCGAAAGGTACCCCCCTATCTTTTTGTAGTAACGCTCTCGCCCTGAGCAGATACCATCCCTACTACATAGTACCCGTACCCCCCCCACACCCCCCCGTGCCTGCTTAGGCATGCTTCGCCTTGCTACGCATAGCCTAAGTGCCATGCGCCCCCTCGAGACTAAGACAAGGGGCCTCTCGTGTACGAGATTCGGATAACCCCCCTCGAGCGTGCGACCCTATGCCACGGGCGCTAAGCAACTAACTCGCAACCGCCTCGTTAGTTGCCCTAGCGAACCGCGCCCGAACC